TGTCTGTTCGCCTACAAAACGAGCAATCCCAGAACCTATTGTGAATAGGGTTAATGGGTCCATTATTCAATCCTCACAAATTCTAAGAATGGTTTGTTTCCTACACCCCACTTGTCATGCTTCTTAATAAATGTGAAGCCAACAAAGCGTAGCCAGTTAATAGCTACTGTGTATTCGGCATCAACCATATTCGTTAGAAGGGGGTATTTCTTATTGCTTTCTGCCACCCACTTGCGAGAGCCACGCAGGAATGGTATCCATACTTTAGTGATAGCAGGAGAGGTAAGCAGCCACGGTATAGCTATCATATCGTCATACTTAGCTAGTCCGTACATGCCTGCTATCTCGCCTGTATCTTTAACTGTTATTGTCCAACATTCTTCAGAATCATCAAAGCCCTCTTGTAGTGCAACTTCAGTGCTACCATGTGAGGCAAGTACCTCATCTCTATCTTCTTGTCTTAGATTGTCTTTTAAGTAATCTACATCTGATTGGATACTTTGCCTCACAAGGACTTGCATTACATTCTCCGTGAACGTAGGACATAGAAACCTTCCCACTCAGCAGACTGAAAGGCACAGGGTAGGTGACTATCACTCTCAAGGATTACCTTAGTTTCTCCTGAGTGACCAATAACACCAAACCTATAAGTGCCACTATCAATAGCTGCTTTATTCAGAAGGTTTGCTGCACCACCAACAATACGTCCAGTAAAGGTACGTGAGTAGGGAGTACGTTTGAGTGGTTCAATTCTAACTGTAAAGAAACCTGTCTTGTTATAGACTACAGCATAGTTACGCAAGTGTAGTACAGCAGTTGTGACAGGTTTGTTTTCCTGTTTAATTACAGGCTCAGAGAATTGGTATGTGAATGTGAAAGGAATACCGGCGAATACAACATTACCTGCTGCTAGTTCTCCTGCTACTGCTGCAAGCTGTATAACTTTACCTGCCTTATTGATATAGATAGTAGCACTATCTGTATAAGGAACAGCAGTCAGTCCTGAAGTCTGTAGCATTACCCGCCTATCTAGGTGAATAGAAAACTTACCATCAGTATAGGTAGTAGCTTCGTCAACCGACAGATTGATACGCTCAAGGAATAGGTTAGTACCACGCTTGATTAGCATGTATATATCAGCACGATTAAATGATACTGATAGTACATCGCCATCAAATATCCAGCGTGACCAAGCTGCCTGTAGTTTATCCCTACCTTCCCAATAATATCTATAGGTGTAGAGAGTATCAGAAGAAGCATCAGTCTGAATAATCAACATATCTTCGTTAGATGATGCTTGAATGTTTTTAATTTCACCTTCAAGGTATTCAGGAACGTGCGCTGAGATTTCACTAGCGTCATTAGTATCAGTATCAGTATCTACAAAGTACTCCCACATGCCTGACCAAGCACCACGCTTTGAACCAAAGTAAACAAATTTACCAGCCTGTGCTGGCTTTGCTCGTAGGGATGCCTCAAACTCTGTGGTATTAGCAATGTTAATAGTCTCAGGGGTAAGCACAGGATCACCTGTGACCTTGAACTGTGTCAAGTCTGAGAACAATAGCAAGGCTTCACTGAATGGTACAGCATGTTTAAGTATACTAACTTTGTTAGAGGATACTGCTACATCAATGACATCACTATCCACAATAGTAAGTACTGACTTACGGAAGAAATCAAACTCAGCAAACTCACCAGCACGAGAGAAGATAACATTCTCATCAGCCAGTACGCCAAGTCTGTTCTTGTGAAAGAAGATGTCAGCTAGTGTGAAACCCACAAAGGAAGGGAACGGATTGGTGTTATCATCACCAACTTTCCTGTCCATGTAATCTACAACATCAAAGATAAAGTTACCTGATATTTGTTTAGCCAGCTTATGTGGCATAGTGGTAGCATCAAGTTGGGTCAGCGCAGCAGGTTCAATAGTCTCTTTCCATACACCGTCATTAAACTTGACGTAGTAATCGTCCTGCGCTTTCTGGTTGTCCCCTGATACTTTGATTACAAAATCATTAGGACCTTCAATAGGTAGCTTCTTAAAATCTAGTGTTTCATCTTTGAACAAGAGCAGGTGGTCGCCACCATGTGAATCACCTACCTCTACTTGAAAGTTTGTACTATCAGTAGACTGAATATGTATAACTGAACCATAACGTGTTACTGTAATACCTGATACAGCGGAGCCGTTGATTATGTTATCGTAGTACGTACCATTAACACTTGTGCCTGAAAATGTATCCAAGTTCTGAGCAATCAAGTCAGTAGATGCACCACGTTCAGCGTTCTGTGTATCAGCAGTAGAAGATTGTGTAGAGGATTTAGTAGCAAACTCTACGGTACTTGTGCTTGCGCCTTTCGTAATCTTCAAACGATATGTAGAAGAATAGTCAGCCTGTTTGACATAGACCAAAGCTTCTGGATTACGTGTCGCAGCAGTAGCCGTACCTTTTGCTACTGTGATATTCTTGTTAATAATAAAGGTTGAATCAGCAATTGAGACAGCAGCTAGTTCTTGGCTAGGATCAGTCAATCCAGTTAAGTATGATGGAGCATTATTAGTAACTGTCTTAGCTACACCATCCTTATCATACACACGAATAGTACCAGCAGTATCAACGATCATTGAGTAAAACTCATTCTCGTCCCTACGGATTGTGTGGATAAAGGCTTTGTCTAGGTTGGAGATAACACCCAAGTCAGCAATATGCTGTGTACTAGGACGCTTAGACAACCCTGATACGACACTGGACAGGCCGTTAATCTGTACTTCAGCCTGTGTATTCAGACGCAGTGATGGTGGCTGCTGTGAAACTCCATTGATAAGGTTAGGGATAGATTGACTGATGAGTGCCATTAGAGTGTTCTCCGTCCCTGTCTGTCAATAATACTGAACGTGTCGTAGTTGTCAAAGATATTATGATCGTCAGCAGACTTGTCAAACTCCTTGAGTTCGTACAACGCACGTTCCTCATCTCTGATTTGGAAATCATGCAGGGTCCCTGATCCTACTACACGGTCTTGAAAGATACGAGTTGCCCTCATGACTATGTATCTCTTACATACCTCAGGCAAGTCGTTGAATGTTAATTGTACCACAACATCAAGAGCAGCACTAGCACCAATTACAAAGGTGTGGTTCTGCCTATCAAACATTCTTGTTCCACGTTGAACAAGGTCTTTACTATCTACTTTGAGTGTGGCGTCTGCCCTAAGAACATCGTTACCTAGTTGGATATATCCATTGGTATCTTGGGCGTATGATTTATTTAATTCTGTATTAAAGTGCCAGCCCATAGACTGCACTTCACGGTCAACTGTGTCAAGAATACTCTCTGCTACCTCTGCCTCAACAAGGCCTGAGGACAGACTGTTTACTGGTGCTTCACCAATAGCAGATAACATAGTATTCACTGCATCTAGTTTAGTAGTACCTGCCATCTCATCACCATTTCACTTTATGTGACCAATACTTTGCAGAAAGTTTGGACTTGGGTTTACCTTGTGCATTGTGCCTAGCATAATAGCTACGCTTTCTTGCTTTATCTTTAGCACTCGTAGGGCTTTTACCAGCACCCTTGACACCCTGTTGTCCAAAACGTACCAGTTTAATTTTCATGCCTTCTTTTGCTAGTACAGCGTGGGATTTTCGGGGGTGCTTGGGTGTCTTTTTAGGTTTATTGTACCCTGCGAATGTTTCACCACGGTACTTGATGCTCATTTCTTTTTCTTTCCGTACTTAGCCATGATTGCAGCTACTTGTTTCTGTGGCATCCCACCAAAAGACATCTTCTTGCCTGTCTTCTTGGCTTCTGCTTTAGCAGCAGCAACGCCTTCTTTTGTATACTTGTATTTCTTTCCACCTACTTCTGGCATACTACGCTCCAAAGAAAAAGGGGGCAGCACTAGGCCACCCCCAAAGATTACACTTATGCAGACAGAAGAGCCACACAAGAAGCAGGACGCAGGACGTTATGGCCCATTGCGTACTTAGCTACCATCAGTGTACCCTGACGGTTGATCTGGTACTCAGATTCCATGCCAAGGTCAAGCAACTTGACAGTAGCAACGGCATCAGGAGTGAATACGAAACCACGGATTTTAGCGGCTTCAGCAACCATGTCAGCACCATCAACAGTAGCGGTTGGGAGATCGTACTGAGTTGTACGGCCTGAACCGGCAGTGTTAGCCAGTGGCTGGTTGTCAGAAGTGACACCTTCATTCGGGTCAGCAGTAACAAGGCTGGCGTACAGGTTGGTAACATCGGCGTGGTTTGACATGATAACAGGCATACCAGCAATTGAAGGTACTGAGCCTGAAGCAATTGAACCATTACCACCAAAGTCTTTGTTCATGTAGACAAGCTTGTTGCCATCAGTCACATCCAACAGAGCATAGTACTGATCTGGTGGAAGAACAACAGTCGCACCATCAGTTGGTACGTTCTTGACTTCCATCTCTTTACGTGCGCTGAAGATAGACTTAGCAATTTCAGCAGCATCCAAAGCATCAGCAGCAGCCGTACCAATGGTTACGTTGCTAGTAAAGTCTTCTTCGGTGAAGGCCTTATAGTCTTGTACCATTGCAGCAGCGCGAGTAGCGTTGGTTGACAGAGCAGCCTTAACCAGCATACGTGCTACGTTCCGATCAGCTTCGTTAGCCAGTGCAATACCGGCTTCCTTAGAGTAGATAGAACGTACATCATAGTGGTTGATAGCTTCGTCAATGTTGGCAATGAACTGTGCTGAGATGAGCAAGTCATCAATGGTTACAATCCGTTCACCTGCACGAATGTTGCCACCGGTGATTTCGTTTCCGGGGGTCAAGTATTCGGCGGTTGCACGGCCTGTCATTGGGAATGAAGCAGATTTACCTTTGGAGATTGTGCGAGTACGCACCTTGTCCATAAGGACTTTCTTTTCTTCAAATGCAGTCAGAACTTCCCCAGCATACAGCTTGAGAAACAGGTCACGTACGTCACCTGAAAGGTTGTTCTGACCCTGAAAGCTTACGGTGTAAGCGGGGTTAGAAGCAGCTTGTGCCATTTTTTAATTACCTCTTAGTAATGTTAATGTGAGTTAAACTACACTCTGCATTACATTACATCCTTTCTCCAAGATTGTCCCTCGCAAGGGGTCAGGGGTAATCGTTTGTTATGTGTTTGCTTCGTGTGAAAGGAAGGGGGACATTACATCCCCCCACCAATTTGCAACAACTTAGAACAGGCTAGAACGAGCCAACTTATCAGCGACTTGTTGCCTGTAAGCGGGGTCTTTAGCATATCTGGGGTCACTCATAGCAGCAGTGAGTTCAGCATTGCTTTCAAACTTCCCACCTGCGGATACAGGACCTGTTTGACCTTGCATAAGGTTAGGTTCTGCCTCAGAACGATAACGTGCATAAAGACCTTGTACGGCAAAGCGCATTAAGTTGGGGTCTTGCGTGTCCATTGTTGCGTTGTAGGCATCAATATCTGATTCATCCAGATTATCGGATGCCCACTGTATCAGGTTTTGATACTCTTCTGCACCACCTACTAGCGACTTCATAGTAGTAGTAGTCTGTGCAGCAAGAGCATCCTGACCAGCAATCCAAGTATCTACCATACTTGCTGGAAAGCCAGCCTCTTCAAGAGCAGCATACGCATCTTCGGATAGTGTACCTGTCTCAGCATATTCTTGGGCGAATACATCAAAGTCAAGACCCTTACTATCTAGTAGTTCAGCTACCTCGTTAGGTGTCTCATCCCCTGTAGGTTCAGGTGCTTGCTCTTCTTCAGCCTGCTGTTCAGGCTTCTGGCCCAGCTTACTCTCTAGTTCTGAGTAAGCCTTAGCCATGTCCTCAGCAGACTTAAATTTTTCAGGCAACCATTCAGGACGATCAACATCCTCAGGCTTACGTTCCATGTCCAACATCTGTTGTACGTGTTCAGTAGATTCTGCCTCTGGTTCTTGATAAGTATTGACTGTTTCAGCCATATGTTACTCCGTTACTGTGGCATCTTTGGCAAGTTGTGGTGCTGCCCTCTGTGCCATGCCACCCATAGTCTGTTCTAACATTTGTTGTTGCATCATCTCTTGCTGCATCATCTGTTCTTGCATCTTCTGTTCCTGAGATTTAATCAGACCAGAGGTATCAATACCCAACGATGCTGCAAGTCTATCTATATAGTCACCTAAGTTCATCTCATTAGCAATAACCTCTGGGCCAAGAGGCTGTAGGTATTGCAGGAATGAAGCTAGTTTATTCAAGTCTTGACCACGACCTAGTGCTTCAATACCTGTAACGACAGTAGGTTTAACACTGTCCTTAGGCATCTTTGGCATCTTACCCTGCTTGGTAAGTGATTCTAGCAAGAGGTTGATTAGTGGTAATTGGAACTCTTGTGACAGGATTGAGTACACACCACCAAGGGCAGTCTCAAGTTCCTGTGCCATGAAGCGTACTTCTTCAGCAGTCACACGTTCTGCTGGACGCTGAACGGAACTGTTCAACAGGAAGGCAGCAGCCAGCCTGTCGTTAATCATACGCATAGTTTCTAGTGCTACACGGAAATCGCTAGACTTCTGTACTTGTAGAGTAGATACGTCATTAGCATCACCTGTAAGGAACGCACCATTAGGGGCTTTCGCTAGGGCTGCTGTCTTAGTAGTACCATTAGGACGCACTAGAAATAAGACCTTTGATGATGCAGCACTACCCTGAACAATAGCTTGTGTCAAAGCTTCAAGGCTGCGTAGGTCGCCAATGTATTCTTCAATAAACCCACGCCCATAGTCTTCACCATCAATACGGATGAAGCGTAGGGGGATGAATGGGTTATTATCTTTCTTATATACACCACGACTATTTGGTACTTCAATACCTGCTACCTCTTGGACAACTTCGTATCCCTTATCAGTAGTCTTTAGACAGGTGTATAAGTCATAGTTCTTTACAGGAGTATCAGAAGGGGGTATCATATCCTTAACTTCCTGTGGAAGCATCAACGGAGACACGCTCTCCTTCGTAATAATCTCAAGTACGTTACCCATTGCGTCACGTTTAGCACAGTAACGATCAGGCCTAAACACTTTCATGCCACCCTTCTTGGGCATGTATACTAGCGCATTACCAGTAACGATAAGCAGCTTTAAGGCCTCAAAGACAGGTACACGAATAGACTTACTTTCAATTTCCTGCATTGCTGCACGTTCAATACGTGCTAGTCCTTCTTCTACCTGACCACGGTTATCACCTGCAATCTGTTGCAGATCAAAGTCATCAATAGTCAGACGAAAGAAAGGGCTGTTAGGTGGCAGCAGAGCAAGAAGCAATTTAGATGCAAGGTTATTTACACCCCTTGCTCCAATGCCTTGATACGGTGTGGCAAAAGTAGTTGAACTACTGTGCCCCTCATCTGGCAAAAGAGTAGGGATAGTAAGCCTTGCTGCCTCACGGCCTCTCTCAAGGAAAGTATCACGCTCTCCCTCTAGTTGGCTGTAGCGTTTAGCTACTGTACCTACATCTAATTCCATTTAATTCATCCTTACTTAGGAATGTTTAGACCTGAACCACCTTCACCACCTACTTGTGCAGCGGCTGGCTGTGCAATCAAGGCACGTTTACCTCTACGGCGGCGGCGTTGAACTTGGCTACCTGTGTCCAATACGGCTTCTACTGTTTCTTCAGTACCACGTGCAGCACCAGTAGATGGGGCAGCAGTAGTAGAAGCAGGAGCCTTTGGAGCAGCAGGACTAATAATCTTTTTAGTTTCTTTCAAAACTTTTTTGTAGGGCTTTTCAAGTACAGGCTCAACAAATTTCTTGTCTACAAATCTCTGTACTTTTTTAATTGGTTTGACAACGGCACCCATATTAAACCCCCTTAGGAATCTGCAAACCAGAAGCCTCGCTTGGTATCTGTGTAGAGATGTCAGTTGTTACATCAGTACGCAGGCCACGTTTGCCACGCTTCTTCTTTGCCATAACATCGGTAGCCAATTCAGTATCAGCTAACTCAAGGTCTGGTGTCTTAGTTACAGCAGTAACAGGACGAGCAGGGGTTGGTGGTGGGGCTGGCATCTTCGGTCGGAATAGTCCACCCATTTAATTATCCTCAAAATCTTGATGTTGTAATTCCACAAGCTTCTGTATTACAGACTGTTGGCCCCTAAGGAAAGCTAATTCCTCAGGGGACACTTGTGTTAGCGGAAGCCTGTCTGGATATATACTCTTCAGGTGGTTCAACAATCCATCTGTAATGTTAAAATCGTTACCTAATACTCTCATAGTTCACAAACTTTCGCTAATGTTGTAACTTTAGATTTCACATACGCCAGCAGTACAGGCTAATTCCTGAGAAGATGTAGTGTTATCAGCTACTTCTGTATACTCAGAGAAATCAACATCAGGAACCTGTGCTTTCAACTCTTCGTATTGCTCAGCAGTGATCTCTTCATAGGGTGCTTGTGCATATGTATGGTTATCATCTTCACGTGGTAGGAAGGACACACCACAGATTTCATCCCAATGGTTCCATACCCACGCACCTACGTCAGGCCACTCATCCTCACCTACGTAGATAGTGACGGATGGGTTGTGGTCTGTCCAATGCTTGCGATACTTTAACCACAGTTCAAGATGCTCAATAGCTGACACATCATGTCTAGTCAGACTATTATCAGCAGACTTCATTGGGAAACTGAATACGAGGTTCTGCGGATTATAGACATCTGTCTCACAAGGAATACCCTTGTCCTGCATCCAAGTCGCAAGAGGGTCTTTAACATCTGCACGGACGCGCCGAATGTAGTGTTTAGCATAGCGAGGATGAATACCACTTCCACTATTAACAAGCTGTGACACTGTGCCACTAGGCTTGACAGTCGTGATAGCTTTTGATTCAGGTATGCCTAGCTTTGCTGCCCACTCTTTATTCACCTCACGTGTGATGTCACGTAGCTGGCTGAGTGTGCCTGCCAGAATGTTTGCTTCATACTCACCCTGACCTGACATAATCTTATGGTCAAAGATACCAGTGAGTGATACGCCTAGTAGCCTCTCCTCTTCTGAGTTCTTCTTCCATTTCGGCGACAGATATTTGAAATCCACAAGCGCGGATTGTATCGTCCCAATGATCGTTGCGACTTCAACTTTTCTTTTGAGGTCCCCAACTCCGTCTGTTTCTCTGATGATGACTTCTGAGAGGTTGCAGAATTGTTTACTTCTGAGGCTGATTTCTCCGCAAGGGTTCGTTCCGAAATCATCGCGGATTTCTCTGCCAATATTTGCTGCCTTAGCTTTCGCTGCCTCACGATTAAAGATACCTCGTTCACCTGATTTAGATTCATAGATGGATGTCCACTCACGCAAGAAGCTACCCATGTCTGGCTTCTCAGTGAATGAGATAGAGTTGTTAGCATAGCTACGGTTGACCTGATCGTTCCACCAGTTGCCCATCTTAGCGTGACGCATACGATCATCACTAAGGTTGGATAGACTAATCATAGCTGACCGGCGTACACCACCAACCACCACGGCTGCTGCTACTTGACACATCAGGTCATGACACTCAATGCTGCTTAGCTTGCGACCTGCTGCTTTCTTGAACAGGCTGATAGCAAACTTAAACAAGTTCTCAAGTGGTTCAGGGCCAGAGGCACGACCACCAAATGTCTTTAGCCTAGCACCCGATGGGCGTACCTTAGAGGTATCCCACTTTGGTATCTCACCAGCATACAGGCGTGAGATAATCTGACGTAGGGCTTTAGCCCATCCCTCTTTACTATCTCCTACTACGATAACCTCATCAGTATCTTGTAGTTCAGCAGGTACTTCAGGTAGCTTCTGAATGAACTGACGCTCAACTGAGAAGCCTACCCCTGTGCCACACATTAGGACAAGCAACGCCTCATCAAAAGCTTTAGGGTCATCAACAGCAAGAAAGCTACAGTTGTAAGCAGCAACATTATTTCTATCCAGTGCATCACCAGCAGTCATGATAGTACGCATAGATGGTACTACCTCAAGGTCATAGATGGATGTCTTAACATCCTGACGTTCAGCTAGTGGTGGGAACTTGGCAGTCATGTAGTTCCACCAACGGTCTACAGTTTCTTCCCAAGTCTCCCTACGTCCCTTCTCTTCTAGCCACCTAGCGTATCTACTAGCGTGGATGTACGACTGATATGAATCCATTATCGTTCATCTCCCTCACCCTGAATGGTTCCTTTGTCACTACGCTTTGCTAGTTTCTCAAGGTTCTTCTCAGCAATAGTCTGTAGTGATAGGTTGCATCCCTTGGCAAGAGCAGCAAGCATCCACAATACATCACCCATCTCTGCTTCAATCTTCTCGCGTTGATCTTCCAGCTTGATGTCATCACGCAGCATCTTAGCAATCTTACCAGCCACCTCGCCAGCCTCTTCTGCTAGACCAAGGGCAGGGTACATAACAGCATGGGTGCTGTGATATACAGCAGTCTTCATTGCTTGTAGTTGGTATTCATATAAGTTCATCATTCTTCTGTTACCTCTTCACCATCATTCTTTACTGAGTACACCTCAGTCACATAGTTAAATCCCATTCCCTGAAGGAATGACTTAAAGTTATACATCATGTCAGGCAGGTAGCCCTCAGTCTCAAATGTGTGTTCAATAGTACTTACTACATTACCATCTTCGTCTGTATGTTCACAACGCAAAGTAATAAAGTCGTTCACCAGTTTTTCCCCTTGGTCTTTTCCATTAACTCTATCATCTTATTCAAATACCATACAGCTTTCTTCGCGTCTTGAATAGGATTACCCTTCTTGAACAGGCGTGAGCCTGTGTATTTAATTACGTTACCTTGACAGTAGCTGATAGCTTCCCACTCACCAAGCACATCTACGATGTAGTCTATGGTTTCAATCTTACCATCAGCGTAATGAGCAGGACTGTTTACCATGTCACCAGAGGGTGGGTTGTTCTCACCATAGTTACCATACTCATCAAACATCTTCTGCTTCATATACTCTTCATGTCTCATGGGTTCCATAGCCTCACCTCACCTGTCTCAGTATTGTACTCACCATCACGTAGGATACGTGCTAGTCTTGCGTTCTCAAGTGCTACCTCTTCAGATAGACCTTTACTCTTATACGCATCAACCACTGTATCCCATCTAATACCAGAAGCCAGAAGTTTATTAGCAGTCTTGGGACCAACAGTTGGGCAGCCGCTATAGTTATCTGCTGTGTCCCCTGTAAGAGTTTGTAAAAAGAAACGGTAGTCAGCTTCTGCTTCAGTGACTGTAACAACCTCGCCATTGATCCAATGCTTCGCTGGTACAGTAAGCAAGTCCTTATCTTCAGACCACACAAGAGTATCTGTATTCGCAGTAGATAATATCCCAAGGACATCATCGGCCTCAAGCCCCCTGTAAATTATAGTGTTATACTTTTCCATCATGTACTCTCTTGCCCATGATAGTAGCATAGGCTTGCGTACATCCTTACGATTAGCTTTGTAATAGGAAGCTATCCCCTTACGAAAGTTATCCTTGTCTGACAGAGCAACAATACAATCCTGTACTGGTGCCTCGTCTACCAGCTTGCTGATCTGGTCATCAATACGAATGGCTACATCCATCTCAAAAGCATGTAGTGTCCACAGACCATCACCCCAATTGATGGGTGTCTCAGCAGATGTAGCTGCTTTGTAAGCAATGATGTCTCCATCAATAAGCAGTAGGGTCATCGTCATTCCCTCGTTCTAGTTTCTCTTGTAGTTCTAAGCTGTCTTTAATACTCTGTAGTGTAGCCACTCTTATGCCAGTAGTCACCTGTATATAGTCAAGATAGGATTCAACAATCCACTTGATACATAGACAGACACTAACACCAAAGAAGCTGGCTGTCAATACCAATTTGAAAAAGAAATCAAAGTCCATGTTTCATCCTGTGCTTAACTAAATAT